TAGAGCGTGACCAAGCTGGGCCGAATTATATTCATTTTCCTGATTGGATAGGGGAATGGTTTTACTTCAGCGGTTAACTCTTCATAAAACCATTCCCCTATCCAATCAGGAAAATGAATATAATTCGGCCCAGCTTGGTCTCGCTCTAATGCGGCGCTCAATCTATCTTTTAATTCATTGGTTTGGAGTAAGTACAGCGGCACATCACCAAAGGCTTTGGCTTTACGTGCTGAATTATTGGTATTATCCGGAAAAGTTTGTCTAATAATTTTACTGTTTACCGCACTCGCCCCTTTCACTAAAAAGAAACGACGATGTAAACCTGTTACCTTTAATCGGCGATAATATTTATAAGCATTATCAGAAACGCCGTCTTCGCCGCCATGGTCACAGGCTGTAAATTGAATGGGCATTCGACGACCAGAATCATCATCTAATTGATATGTTTTATGGATAACGTCCGAGGTGAGCAGATCCCAATCTTCTGCATAACCTGCAGGATTGATTCGTTCAACCACACCATCGTCGTCACTTCTTGTTGAATATTTAATGTTATAGCGATCAATCAGCCAACGTTCACCACTGACGCCATAACCAATAACTTGAACAACAAAACGAGAGCGTCTCCCCCCTTGTACATCGATGGTCGCAACCAGAAAATGAACGCCACGTGGAACAAGCCGCTTTTTACCTGATTCAGCACGCGCCATCAATTCTTCAACGGTACAATTATCAACACCATTACGGGGAATATAGGGTTTACCGAGGTCTGTATTGGTCACCGCTTTGAGTTTTGTTTGTGAGCCGGTCAGCTCATACTCTTCTTCGGCGCTTAAATACTTATAAACTATTTGTTTCCATGTTTGGAAAGCCGCTGCGGGTCCTTCCATCCAAAAAGAGGCAATGCGACTTTTACGCGCCTCTCCACTCACCACCCCGTGTTTATCAATGACTTCTCCCTCTTTTAACCAAACTCCCTGTTTATTAAGCCCGCGCTTTTGATGACTATCAATTCGACCACCGCAATGGGGGCAAACCATATAAACACCATCGGATGCGGTTTTAGCATCGGGGGCTTTGTCATAACCCGCAAAGGTTTCATAAACAGGCTGAAAATATTCTCGACAGTCTTGGTGTGGGCATTGCCAATATAATTTACGGCGATCACCTTGGTTATAAAGAGAAATAATGCCTTCACAAGGTGGTGCCTCATGCGGTGTCTTTGCTCGCCAACGGGGATCTTCAACATCAAAGCCAGGAGAGCTTTCTGCCATGGTCATGCCAGAGCTCATAAACGTCGTTGTTCGCTTACTGGCTAATGAAAAACCATCCCCTTCACCATCAATATCGGTATCCCAACGGTCATAATCAGTTAATGCAACATAACGATAATCAGAAGAACTCAATACATTGATTGAGGGCCAGCCAATTTTCAAATAGGTACCATCACGAAATATTTTATCGTGTACGTTATTATCATTGCGAAATGGACTTAAACGTTTATTAAGTTCCGGGCTAACACGCAAACAACGATCAACCCGCTTCTTACTAAATTCTCGCGCTTTCTCTTCGGTTAATTGAACAATCAACATATCCGAGGGATCGCAAATTAATACATGGGTTAACCAGCCCTCTATCAACCCGTTCGTTTTTCCCGTTCTGGCTGGACCGACAAATATCACCGCATCATATTCACGCGACGCTAAACAATTCATTGGTTCAATCACATAAGGTGCTAGGCTTGCATCCCAAGGAATTGAATTTGCACCGCCTTTGGGCACGCGCATAAACTTTTCTGCGGCTTCGGCAACCGGCATACGTAATGGTGCGGCAATACTTTTTGCTATATCTAATCGTATTTTAGTGGGATCGGCATAATTCATAAGTTACTCACTTTTTCAGCAATTGAATTACGCAGGTCATCAACTTTTTCTTGAATCATCACGACAACCTCTGGTGATAAACCACAATCGCGTTCTAAAATATCCGGTAAAATTTCTAACTCAGCCAACATGGGTTTAGCCAGGTTTGCCATCTCATTTCTTACTTCTTCAGCAAGACATAATTGCCCGGTTTCAAGTTCAAATTTGAGGCGTTCAGTCTCAGACCGATACCATGACAATCGGTCACCTGGTTTTAATAAATTAGGATCGACCAAAGATCCACTTGATCCAGCTGTTCCCGCACTTTCAAAAACCGCCGGTCCCGCTTCTGAAAGTAAATATAAATCTGCATTTCCTTCACGCCCCGAAGGAATGACATTTGCCTGCTTAAGCCTTTTGCGGACTGTGTTTCGCCCAAACCCAAGCATCTCTCCAATCTGAGAAATATTGTATTGATGCAATGGTTTGTTCATGCCAATCTCGATGTGAATTTAATGGGTATTTTGTGACCTGCTGCTGCTGCCCTTAGAAGCCAAAAATCAGCCGAACACCGGGAAATCAGCGCCCCCGTGTGTATCAGAGCGCTAGGAGTACCTTTTGCAACATATTGATTAATAATAGTTTGTTAGTATTTTCCATTGGTAATTCAGTCTTAGTCTGTTGTTCTGTCAACATCAATGTCTCTTTGCAACTTTGCATATTTCACCTGAAGTTTGTAAGTCTTATGCTTATAAATCCACGTGATAATAAAGGTCATCAAACCAAGTAACATGCCAAGAAGTAATGCAATATGGTTGAGTGAAACAAGCGATAATCCAGAGAGGAATGCAGAGAACGAATAGCTAATTCGCGTCAGTAAATCGTTCATGAGTAAACTCCCGTAGTAATTGCTTGTCGTTATTACATTGCTCAATAGAAGACTGTAATAATAAGATGTAGTTAGTCAGTGCCTGATTGGTTCCACCCTTCCATATCGGAGCAGGCACATCTTGAATCAATGCAGTTGGCGGTAACGCGGTAATATATTCAGTCTTTATCAATACTTCTGGATTGGTTGAGCAACCGAGTAATAGCATCAGGAACAGGCTGACTAGCCCAGGCTTTAACTTGTTCATCTTCTTCACCAAGCTGAATGAGCTCTCGTTGTTTATGCTGTAAGTGATCGCGTAGTGTTTGGTTCGTCTTATATTGCTTGGCCAGCAACCTATCTCGCTCAGTCATTGATTCTTTCAACTGTGTGATCGTGGCTGAATTACCCTTTGCGACTACCTGATATTGTGCAATATCACCTAATAAGGCTTTATTATTAATGGTTAGATGATCAACCCTTAACCAGAGGTCTATGCAAAGCAAACTCATGATGCCGATAACAATGAATAACACTCGAGTCATTTAAGCCTCCGGTAATATTCATTGATACGCCGAACATAAGTACGTGTTTCATTGGCATGACGCCCTGTTATTTTTGGTAAACATGGCATGATGTCATTAAATAGCAGCGCATTATTACAGCGTTTTTGTGCCTTATGAATATTGCCGGCACCCGCGTTATAACTAGCAAACATCAAATTATATCTATCTAAGACAGGACGTGGGCTCGACCAAAAGCGATACATCTGACTGTCATACCAAGCGGCAGCGAGAATGTTGTGGTGAGCACTAAAAACGGAAGCACTAAATCTAAGAGAGGATTGTGCCTCCTTCCACGTAAACGGCATAAACTGGCATAAGCCAGCGGCGCCAATAGGTGAAACCGCTCGAGGTTCAAAGCGGCTCTCTTGGAAACATTGTGCTTTTAGTAATCGGTAATCATGTCCAGGCATGTACCGGCTAAAAGCTGTTTTAAATTGCATCTCGTATTTAAGCGAATGCAAAGATGAAGCAAACAACCAGGGCGTAAGCAACCAACCGACAAGCAAGATAAACACTTTGATCATTTTCATTCGCCTTACTCCACCACGTTTTAAAATTAATATTTGATATCAAATCCATGATGCGCAAAACAGACCAGAGACAAAGGCAGGCAATCACAGCAACAACAGACTTATAACTCATCGATTGAATAATTCCCGGTGGGAACGTCAACCCAACGAATACTAAACAAACCACAATAAAAGGAATTAAGATGGCAATCTTGTCGCCACACGTTAAGTTTTTAATTTTATTGACCATACCAACCTCAAAAAATAGATATAAAAAAGCCCCGCCCACCTGGAGATGAACGAGGCAAAAAAGGAATTGTATTTAATTCAACTAGAAAACAAGATGAGACATTTT